ATATCATCTATTGTATAGGAATCTTGATGTTTGATAGCTTTTGCTATATATGGCTTACAGCGTTCCCATTGAACTTCCCATTCTTCGGGTTCTTTTTTAATGGGTGTGACTTTATTAGTCGCCTTTTCCATACTCAATAATACTTAAAACCAAATGAATGTTTGCATGATTAACCTGTGCTTTTATTATTTCGCCTTGTTGCAGAATAATTCCAGCATTAGTTTGTAATTCTTCGGTAGCGTGTGCGCCTATGTTTTTTTGTTTATAGATAAAAAACTCATTAGAGCTAGTATCTGTTATAGATACATCTAAATTGGTTTGTTGATTACCATGGTCACAAGCTAAAAAACTTTTAACAATAGCAAAATCAAAGTCACCACCGCTAGGTGCTGTATAGATAGTTTGCTGTGTGGTAGCTGTAAAAGAATACTTAACATTGGTTGCCCTTTGTATGTACTGTCTTTGTGCAGATAGATCCATTATCTTCTGCCTCTTTGTTTAACATCTAAGCGTATATTACCCACCTGAAAGTCTTGTGTGGTGCTACCTGTGACTGTCATTTGTACTTGTCGTGCAGTAAATCTTGCATCGGTGTAGCCATCATTTTCAAAAGTAAATGATCCAAAGTCCGTAACTGGGCCTAATGGAGTAAATCGACCTTTGAAACTGAGGGTAACGCCAGGTAAAGAGTTAGCCTCTTCGTCTGGCAATATTTGATTGCATTGCACATAGTTATCACCATTGCCTATTTGTATAGGCCCTGTTTCGCAAAATGGTACTTGTGAGTTTAGGTTAGGTGAATTATCTAATGTGGTTGATTCGTGTTCATAAACAAAACCTTGAGAGTCACCAGCTATCGGATAAGTAAATGCTCCCTGGTCAATCCAAAAGCCTCTGTCCATAGAACCAATAGACCAAACATTAGAGTTGTAATTCCATATAACATATTTGTTAGAAGTGTATTGTGAATCACCGCTTGGGAATCCCCACCATATTTCATTAAAGTTAGAGTTGTGTCCACCCCAACACGCGCCCCTTCCTGGTACATTGATTTGGTCAAAGACATAATCATGTACTTCACAAGGCAATTCTCTTACATTACCATCGTAAATATAAAAAGCATTTTCACCCATCCACGCAAGGAAGTTACCTGTTGATACAACTGTTCTGGAACTAATTGATTTACAGTTAGTACCTGCATCGGCTATACCATAAACAAAAGGTGATCCAGCATAAAACATTCTGTTAATACCAGTATCACTAAAAATGATAACATCAGATCTGTATTTAACACCAAACAAGGCTCTTCCGCCTGTAGGTATTTGTAAGTCTCCTGCTGTGTTTGTGGCCTTCGATGTCCAGTTGTTACGATCTTCCCTGTTTGACCAAGCAACCTTCCTAGGGTCACTAGCCGAGCCTATAGCCACTAAATGTCTTTCATTGGTCACTAAGGTTGATAAGTTGCCTGTGGGTGCGTTGGTTACAACTGTTGCTATGGTATCGGCTGTACCGCCTGAGTTTGGTCGCCACTTATAGATCTTGCCATCTTTAGAAAAAGTAAAGACTAGATCTTCACCCCAGTTGTCAAAAGAAAAATAACCAGCTTGTAAAACTAAGCCTGATTGACTCCTGGCATCACCATAGTCTTCTTCACCATAATGATATGCACCAAAGCCTAATGGATCATCACTTGCATCATTAACAAATCCTGTTGGAGTTATGTCAGTCCAAACATTGTTATATAAAACATATACTTTTTCTCTTGTACCAACTCCTAAAACATTGTTACCAGCATTATCTTTATAACCATAAAGACCTATGATAGCTCCTGTTAATGCTGTTGCTCTAAGTTTTTCCCACCCGCCAATAGGTTTTAGATATCCGTTTTCAAAACGCACCAAATCACCATCGACCCAACGCCCTTTATTGGCGTAGTCTGTGCCATTGGTTACGATTCCTGCGGGGGGTGTTATTGGAAATAATGCCATAGCCTTATTGTATAAGACCTCGCTTTATTAGTCATTAACTAGATGGAGGTGTTGGCCATTCTCCTAATGGTCTAACTGGTGGAGTCGCATCATTGTATTCATACAAGGCTGCTAACTCATCAACTGTGGTACAAGCATCTATTTTGCTTTGCATATCTGCTGCTGTGCTTCTGACATCAGTTCTAAAAGTAGACCAATCAGCAGGAATAGCTGTGCCAGCTTCACTCTCTCTGACCACATACCAATCGTTAGGCTGTAATAAACCATAGGCTTGATTGATAATCACTTGCTTGTGATTCCATTTAAGACCATGAGTTACATCACCAGTATCAGGATCAGTTGTATCGTCTAAGTTTTTAGCTGTTGCTGTACCATAAGATGCTGTTACTGTTCCATTTGCAAACGAAAAGGTTTGATTGGTGTTAATGTAATATTCAGGATTTTTATAATCTGGATTATCAGAAGGCCCATTATCTATTACAACTTCATAAATGCCTATTGATTCAAGTTCATCGCTAGACCAAAGCATAAAGATATTTTGTGGATAAGATACATCCCCAATGGTTATTGCTTTAGGTCTGGTATAAACCTGAGTTACTTGATTGTTTTCTACTAATGCCCACATATTAATTCCTATTATATATTATCTTGCTGTTGTTGGTATACCACCTGAGGTAACAAAGCTGCTCTCTGCAAATGCCATGTAGATGTATGTTTGACCAATAACATTGCCATCGTTGTATGTATTTCTTACCTTAAAACCATTACTTAAAAAATCATAACCTGATGTAGAAGAAGTCGCTTCTGCTGATGCTTCATTTGCATAAACATATTCATCGTTTAAATTAAATGCACCTCTTTTGTTGTCATATATCAACCAGTTTCCTGTTCCACTTGATTTTTTAATCATAACAAAAGCAGGTTTGAATCCTGTATAGACGAACATACCATCGTTTGCGGTTCCATTGCCGACATAACTGCCAAACTTACTGTAGCCTTGTTTTTCTGCGAAGGCGTAACAGACATAATCGTCACCTGTGTCATTTACAAGTGCATCTCCTAAATATATATAAGTTGAAGTTGGAGCAACATACCCTGTATATTCAGCATCACTTATACCATCAGAAGTATTTAAATGTAAATGTTCATTAGCACTATAAGCACTTGATGTTGTAATATGTTTTCCCATTACAACCCAATCACCTGTGCCATCTCGCTTTTTCATAATAGTAAGGTCTGGTGTCACGCCCAATCCATGTGTTAAGTTTGTTTGTTGATGTACTGTTATTTGGTCAGCCCTGCCTGTGTAAGTGATAATACTACAACCAGCATCTTGATTAACTTGATGTGTACTAGCGTTAATACAATTAGCTCCTGTGCCTGATGCTGAAACTGATGTTGTCGTACCACCATTGGCTTTCCATTGCCAAGCTACATATGTATGCGTATTTTCATTACTGTAAGCATAAGCATTGGTTCTAAAACCATCAGAATTAAAAGCCGTTAAACCATATCCACCAGTATTTTCTGCGGCAGTTGATTCACTTCTTATAAATTTACCACCACCTCTACTGCTATCATAAAGTAAATGTAAATCTGCATGGCTTCTACCTTTTATCCAAACCCAATCAGGTTGTAGGTCTGAGTTTCCATCGTTTACTAAATCTCTTGGGCTATTACTATCGCCTGTATAAAGTAATGTCTGAAAATATGCAGATGGGTCGTCTATATTTGTATAAGCCATTATCCGTACTCCGCTAAGTTTTTAGTGCAAATTGCTAAATAAGATGCAGGTGGCTCATAAACAAAAGAACCCATGCCAAGCTCATCAGAATAACTGGTTGAATTTGAAAATGATGTATAACCACCAAAATTTGCCTGTACTGTATCTCCACTTGAATAAATTGAAGCTGCTAAAACAGTAGCAGTTCCCCAATCTATAATTTGTGCGCCTGTTCTACTTGCACCACTAGCAGGGTTTCCTGCGTTAGTTCCATCTCCCATCCAAGCATCATTATTTTTTCTAAAATAAATAGCTCCGTTATCTTGGTCAACAGCTAAACATAAAATATCACCCGTAGCGTAACTTGAGCCAGTAACACCTGAACCACTATAAAAATCTCCGTTGATACTATACAAGCCTACTGAAAAAGTAGTTCCGTTTCCATTATTGCCTACATAGTTTAAATTATAGTAATAAAGGTTTGAGTCAATCCCACCAGCACCTATAAAAACATTGTTAGTTGCTGTTCTTTTAAATTCTGCATACCACTTACCTTTGAACAGAGGGACACTTGACCAAACAGTTGTCCAAGCATTTCCCAAGCTGTTCATTTGTGTGCCACCCTCAGTCAGGGTGTTGTATGTTGGCACAGAAGGAGACAAAGGATTAAATGTTGCAAAATTATTAGTAGGTGTGTCAGTAGCTTGGTCGGCTGCTGTGATGTTGTTTAGTGTAAAGTCGTGGTTATTACCGCTTTTGTCTTCACCTAAGTTTGAAGCATTTTTAAAGTCTAAATAAAATCCATTATTACCATAAGTTCCTGTATATTTTTTTGGAATCCATATACCGCTATCAGAATCATACTCGCCAAAGTCAGTTGATGTTAGTTGTTGTCCATCAACATAATTTACTTCTGCTATATATCCATTAAATCTATAAACACCTTCACCGATTATTATGTCTTTACCATTTTCGCCAATAGCCATATTTGCATTTTGTGCAATACTTGCTCTAGAATCAGATGACCAAGTAAGTTCTTCTCCATTTCTGTAGACTCTAAATCTATTTGTTGCTGTAGCTTGAGTAGTATCTATTGCAACTACCATATGATACCAAGCTGCAGTATCTCTTACTGCCCCATTAACACCCCCAATAGTCAAGCCTGTTCCGTCAGTTTTTGACCTATATGATTCTCCTGAACCATATATATCCCTAGCCCAACGAACTGCTAAGTAATCTCCTGAAGAGTCGTCTCCAAACTGCCAAAGTCCTATGTTTGTTCCTATTTCAGTACGCTTGTACCAAATGCTCATAGTTCCTTTTTGTTGACTTGTGGGTACTGAGTCATAAGTATGGGTCATTTTTTCAACATTATCATTTTCAAACTTACAAGAGTTATCAATCTCATACCCAGTAGATATGCTTCCACGATTAGCTGTGCGTTGTAATACTTCCATAGATTATTAAGTTTGTGCTAGGTTTTGAACTCTGCCAATTTCTTGCCAGACTGATCCATTGTATCTAAAACTAAAGATATCAGTCTTGTTAGCTGTAGCAGTTACAGTGGGTGCTGTTGAAGCTGCAAATTCAAAGACTGTGTTCCAAGCTATTGTTCGAGGTGTCGCACCTTGTGCTATCTCGACAGAAATAATTGCACCTTCTACAGCATTGCTTGGTGCTGAGAAAGTCGTATTTTCTGTGGTTGCATGATAAGCGTTGGCTGCTGCTTGTGAATCCCAAGCTACTGCGTTAGAGCTTGAGGTAATTGCAACTTGTGTAATTTTTGCTGAAGTCGATGCAGTTGCGACTGTAAAGACTCCAGTTGATGCTGAGTTAGCACCAATGGGTGCGCCATCAATTGCACCGCCATTAACATCAATGGTTGTAAAACTAGCTGATCCAGTTGAGGTTAAAGTACCACCAACTGTTAAAGTTTTACCAGAGCCAACATTGAGGCCCACACTTGTTCCGTTTCCTGCACTAGCAAAAAGACCATCTAAAGTATCGAGGTCGGTGTTTAATTTTCCGCCCCAGGTATCAGTAGATGCACCGACCTCGGGTTTTGTTAAGTTTAAATTCGTTGTAAATGTATCTGCCATATTATTATGCCGCTTGTTCTTTTGTTAATTGAGTCCATGTAGTGTCAGGATTCTGTATCACTTCCCATTTTAGACCACCACTTGCTGAAAATCCACTTGTTTCTTGAGGATCACCATTTGGAAATGCACTTACTTTGCCTCTATCGATCTGTCTACCAATAGCTGTAAAGTCTGATGTCTCTGCACCAGTTGCAGATGCTGCTATGGTGTATCGACCTGTTGCAGTCATGTTTGATACTGCTGGGCCTAAGACAACACCACGATCTATTTGTCGACCTACAGCACTCATGCTGGAAGTCTGTGCTATTGTGCTAGAACCAAAATGAACTCTATGGCCAACAGCAGTCATGCTACTGGTTTGTGCTAGGGTTGAAGATCCTCTATCAACCTGTCTGCCGATTGCAGACATACCAGATGTCTGTGTAATGGTTGCAGCACCACGATCAAGCTGTCTGCCTATCGCAGATGCACCTGATGTCTGTGCTATTGTTGCGGATGCTTCCTGATACTGCGGAGTGCCATAAGCGGCAATTCCGTAGTTATATGAGCCATAGCCTACTGAGGCCATGGTATTAAGCTAATGTGATGTCTAAATCACCAGCATCAAATCTGAATACATCACCAGAACTTACAACCTTAGATGTGTCTAAGTTTGCGTAGGCAAGTAAGTTGCCGCTAGTTAATGCATCCATAATACCTACTGCAACTACAGTTCCGTAATCGGCTGTAGCTGTTGGGTATTCAACTGCTGCTGCGTTTGTCGCTGTTGTAGGGGATGTGCCTGAGACATTAAAAGTAGAGGTTTGTCTTGCATAAGCTCCACCTGTTACTTCAGTACCACCACCAGTATCAGTAGGTGCTACTGTATACAAAGCAACATAATGTGTTGTTGGTGCTGTATAAGCAGTACCGCCAAATACATGGTCAAGTACCTTGTCTTCTAAATAATCACTAAATCCAGCCATTTTCTATACTCCTAGTTATTACCAA